TGGCCGGCGTTACCGTCTGCACGGTGAACGGTTCGGCGCTTCCGGTCATCGAATTCACCTGGGACCCGTCCACCGCCGAGGTGGAGACGCTGACCAGCCTGTCGGGCGTGGACGGCTTCTCCGAGAAGCCGGCCGCGCCCTACGTCTCGGTGAAGTTCCGTGACTCGGCGGCGGTGAACGTCACCGGCCTGGCCGGCTTGCGCAACGCGACCGTCGTGTTGAAGCTGGCGAACGGCAAGACGATCCAGGGGCACAACCTCTGGTATGTCGGGCGGCCTGGCGTCAACGGCGCCGATGCGGGCTTCGACGCCCGCTTCGAGGGCGTGGCCGGCAGTCTCCTGGAGACGGGAGGCCCGGCATGATCGACTGGATCCCGGTCCCGGAGCCGGTGACGTGGACGCTGCCGACGCCGCTCACCGCCGGCGGCATGCGCTTCACCACGGTGACACTGCGCGCGCCGACCGCCGGCGACGTGCTCAAGGCGACCGCGATCCCCGGCGCCTCGGCGCTCGACGTGACGCTGCGGCTGATCGAGGCCGTCTCGGCGGAGCAGGTGCCCTACGAGCAGCTGAAGCTGGTGCCCGCCGCCGTGGTCGAGCAGATGAGCGCCTATCTGGACCTGTTCGGCGGGGCACCGCTGCCGGACCCTCTGGAGGCCTGGCAGGCGGAGCGGCGGGCGCGCCAGGCCGCGGCGACCGCCTTGTCGAGTGGGGCCGCCGCGGCAGCCTCCTGACGGCGCTGGCGCGCTCCGGCACGCTGGAGATCACGGCGGCGCGGGTCGGCCGGTTCTATCGCGACGGCCTGTGCTGGGCTGAGACGCTGCCGCTGACTCGGCTGTGGCGCCTGGCGGTCTTGATGAAGCAGGTCGGGGGACGGGATGGCGAACGGTAACTTCGCGGTCACGGTCGCCGTCGTCGATAAGGCGAGTTCGCGGCTCGACGCGATCAACCGCCGGATCGCCGCGCTGCGCGCGCCGGCCGAGCGGTTCAACCGCTCGCTGGCGAAGTTCGGGCAGGTGTCCGGGCTGAGCCAGACGGCGGAGGGCATCCGCAACCTGGGCCACCTGTCGCTCGAAGCGGCGCGCTCGATCGAAGGCATCGTCACGCCGCTGGGGTTCCTGACCTCGGCCGCGACGATCGGCGGCGTTGCGGCGCTGACCAAGCGCTGGGCGGACATGGGCAACCAGGTCAACCAGACCGCCTACAAGCTGAACATGCCGGTTGGCCGCCTGAGCGAACTGGAGGGGGCGGCGAGGCTATCGGGCGCTTCGGCCGCGGCGATGGATTCCAGCCTTCGCGGCCTCAACGAGACGCTGTCAGCGGCGCGCTGGAAGGGCGACAAGGTTTCCTACCTGAAGTCACTCGGCATCGCCTTTGAGGGGGCGAATGGCCAGGCCCGGCAGGCGGTGGACGCGCTGGACGACGTGGCCGATGCGGTGGCGCGGTATTCGAACCCGGTGACGCAGACTCACATCCTCCAGCAGCTCGGGATCTCCGAGGACATGCTGCCGCTGCTGAAGAACGGCCGGGCGGGCCTGGAGGCGTTCACGAAGCAGGCGCGCGAGACCGGCGGCGTGATGACGGGCGAGATGGCAAATCACGCCACTGAATTGACCAAGGCCTGGCAGCGCCTCGGCCTCGATGTCGAGGGCATCGGCAACCGGATCGTGGATTCCTGGTCAGGCACCATCACGAAGGTGCTGACGAAGTCCTCGGAGTGGATCGAGAAAAACAAGGAAACGGCGACATCTATCGCAGAGATAGGCGGAGCGGTTCTGGCGCTGGGTGCTCTCAGGCCGACCGGAATTTTACTGCGATTGCTCGGGTTAGGCGCCGCTTCTGAGGTCGTCGCTCCGGTCGCCGCCATAGGCGCCGCTATTCTGGGGTTGGGCGCCGTCGCCGGGGAAATGCAAGTCCCGTTGACGGACGAGTATGGCTGGGTAATCGGCAATTGGGGCGGCACGGACGAGAGCTCGAACCCGGCTTATTACAACCCGCTTGACACCAAGCCGGCGGGCCCTTCCTGGTGGTCGGAACACATGCCGACCTGGCTTGGCGGGGGACGCAGCCCGACACCGCATCCGGCATCGCTGCTGCGGACCAGCGATCAGAACCGCGCGGCAGGCATCCGCGATTCGCTGGCGCGCGACCTCGGCCTGACCAAGGACCAGGCAGCCGGGATCGTGTCGAACCTGTGGGCGGAATCCCACCTGCAAGGGATCAACGAGGCGAACCCCGCGCCCGGCACCCGTGGCGGGTTCGGCTGGGCGCAGTGGACGGGCCCGCGTCGTGCTGCGTTCGAACAATGGGCGGCCGAGCATCACCTCGACCCGGCATCGGACGCCGCGAACTATGGCTACCTGATCAACGAGCTTCGCAGCGGTCGCTACGCCTCGGTGATGCAGGGCGTCCGGACGGCGCCGAACGCCGAGGCGGCGGCCGGCGCGTTCTTCGCCTACGAGAGCGACGGAGATGCGGCGCTGACGGCCGCGCACCTGGCGGACCACGTCGTCAATGCGAGACAAATTGCCGGGCTGACCGGAGCCGTGCAGGTGGACGTGAACGTGAACCTCACTGGTCAGCATCCGACCGCGCACGCAACCGCTGTCGGCACCGGCATCGCTTCCGCTTCGCCGCCCCGCGTCGAAACCTCCATGCCGACGGCCCGATGAGCGACTTCACCGGCATCACCGGCTTTGCCCCGCCGACCAGCATCGCGGGCTTCGCCGGCCTGTTGCAGACGGCGGTCTGGCGCGGGGTGCCGTTCAAGGTGATCGCCGCGGAGGTGCGCAAAGGCCGCCGAATCGCGGTGCACGAATACCCGTTCGTGGACGGCGGCTGGCCGGAGGACATGGGCCGCGCGCTGCGCACCTACTCCTTCACCGGCTATTTGACCGGTGACCTGGCCCCCGTCATGCAGCTGCTGCTGGACCAGGCCATCGAGGCCAAGGGGTCGGGCCTGCTGATCCATCCGACCCTCGGTGCCGTCAACGTGGCGCTGCGCTCGGCCAGCACCGCGGTGCACAAGGACAGGATGCGCGTGATCGCGGTCCAGTTCGAGTTCATCGAGGACAGCGGCATGATCGTCCCGACGGCGCTGATCGCCGCCGGCGTCTCGGTGCTGCTGGCGGCGACCTCGGCGCTGGAGGCGGTCAACACCGACCTGGGCGGCGTCGCCGCGCCCGCGGCCGCGGTCGGACCCGTGGTGACTGGCGAGGGCCAGGCGGTCGTCACCAGCTTCGCCGCCAGCGTCGGCAAGGCGGGTGCCGATCCGACCGGGCTGGTCGGCATGGCCACGGCGCTGCCGCCGCCCAGCGACGATCAGAGCTATGGCCGGTATGGCGCCGGATCGGCGACGGCCGCGCTGCCCGATGGCACGACGGTCGCCTCGCTCCAGGCGCAGCTCGCCACCCAGCGCGCAACCCTGGCGACGGCCGCCAGCAGCGCGGCCAGCGTGGCCGGCGCCTACACCGCCGGCACCGACATGATGAGCGCCCTCGATGCGCTGGTTGAGGCGATGCGGGCCAGCATGACCGACCCGGCCGACCAGGTGCGCGTGCTGCTGTCGCTGGCCGGCTTCACCTATCGGGACAATGCCGGCGGTTCCGTGGGCATCGGCGCGGCGATGGCGACGATGCGGGATGCGATGGCGGCGGCCTGCCGGCGGGCCGCGGTGATCAGCCTGGCGCGGGCCTCGGCCAGCTACCGGCCGATCAGCTACGACGACGCCGCGGCGCTGCGCACCCTGCTGGCTGCGGCGCTGGACCAGGAGATCACCGCGGCCGGGGATGCCGGCCAGGATGCCACCTATGCGGCGCTGAAGGCGCTGCGCTCTGCCGTGGTGCTGGACCTGACCACACGCGGCGCCAGCCTGCCGACCGTGGTCACCGTCGCGCTGCCGGTGTCGCTGCCGTCGCTGGCGATCGCGCAACGCCTTTATGGCGACGCCAGCCGGGCCGATGAGATCGCGGCCGAGGCCGGGGCGGTTCATCCGGCGTTCTGCCCGATCAGCTTCCAGGCGCTGTCGCGGTAGCCATGGCCATCGCCAGCACCACCAGCGCGCCGGCCGGCCCGACGCCGCCCAGCGGACCCACGCCCGGCCAGGCGCCGCTCGCGCAGGATCCAAGCGGGGTGGTGATCCAGATCGGGTCGAAGCAGTTAGGCGGCTGGCAGTCAGTGTCGATCAGCCTGTCGTGCGAGTCGATGCCGAACAGCTTCGAGCTGACCGCCAGCGCACAGTTCCTGCAGGGGGACGCGCTCGCGGCCACCCGGCCGGGTCAGCCGTGCCGCATCTTCATCGGGTCCGACCTGGTCATCACCGGCTGGATCGACCGGCGCGCGATCAGCGCCAACCCGAAGGACCATCTGGTCTCCCTGTCCGGGCGCGGCATCACGCGCAACCTGGTCGATTGCAGCGTGGACCTGACCGGGGACAAGGGGGTGCATGGCGGCTACGTCACCGCGACCAGCGCGCTGGACCTGGCGCAGCGGCTGTCCAAGGCGTTCGGCATCACCTGCAAGTCGGCGGTCACCGACCTCGGGCCGCCGATCCCGGCCTTCCAGGTGCGCCTCGGTGAGACGCCCTATGAGATCATCGAATCGGTCGCCCGGTACACCGGCTATCTTGTCTATGAGGACGAGACCGGCGCGCTGGTGCTGGATCGGGTGGGCACCAAGGCGATGGCGTCCGGCTTCACCATGCCGGGCAACATCGAGGCGATCCGCGCCGACCGCACGGTGGACCAGCTGTTCAGCCTCTACCTCGTCGTCTGGTATGGGGTGGACCAGCTCGCGGAGTTGGATCCGCTCGGCAACCGGCGCGCCGCGGTGGGGGACCCGACCCTCGGCGAATATCGGCCACGCATCATCGTCTCGGAGCAGGTCACGCCGCTGCCGGCGCCCGGCCAGCCCATGCCGGACGCCAACGACATGGCGAAGCAGCGGGCGAACTGGGAGTTCGCGCGCCGCCTCGGTCGTAGCCACGCGGCGGCGATCACTGTGGGCACCTGGCGGGACAGCAAGGGCAACCTGTGGCGGCCGAACCGGCTGGCGACGGTGGAGGCGCCCGACGCCGACATCACCGGCGCCACCTGGGTGATCGGCAGCGTGCACTTCCGCAAGGACCTGTCCGGCACCCATGCCGACCTGGTGCTGATGCCCAAGGAGGCATTCCAGCCGGAGCCGAACCCGCTGCACCTGTTCGACGCCGAGCTCGCCAACGCGGCGCGCAGCAGTCAGGGCGCGGCGCCGGCATCGACCACCGTCCGCACGCCGCCGACCTGAAAGCCTCGCATGTCCGACGCACTGCTCTACAACCGGATCGCACATCTGGAGCGCCAGGTCGCGGCACTGATGCGGCGGCTCGGGACACCGTTCGCGCTGGCGCGCTCGACCCTGCCGCCGGCGGACGGCGGCGCGGTGCAGACGGTGCAGGCGCAGCTCGACGCGCTGTCGCTGCGCGATACGGTGCCGGTGCTCTACGCCTACGGGGTGACCGGCTGTCCGCCGGTCGGCACCGATCTGCACGTCGCGTTCCTGGACAACGACCGCAACCGCGCCGCGGTCATCGCCTGCGGCCACCAGACCTACCGGCTGCGCAACCTCGGCGTCGGGGATAGCGCCCTGTATGACAGCCGCGGCGCCTACCTCTGGCTGCAAGGCAGCGGCCCGCTGGTGAACTGCGCCGGCAACCCGATGACGGTGCAGGGCGACCTGCACGTCACCGGGGCCGTGATCGCCGGCTATGGCGGTGGCGACCAGGTCGGGCTGCAAACCCACCAACACGGCCATGTGCAAGCCGGTACGGGTCAATCCGGGGCGCCGTTGGCCGGGAGCTGAGCGATGGGCGATATCCGCATCATCTGGGACCCGGCGACTGGCACCGGCGACTTCGCGATGGACGGCGCCGACCTCGCGACCGGGCACGAGCTGGAGACGGCCGTCCTGATCTCGCTGTTCACCGAGGCCGAGGCCGATCCGGGCGACATTGTGCCCGATACCATCGACCGGCGTGGCTGGTGGGCTGACACCTATGCCGCGCTCGAGGATCCGACGCTGCCGACCATCGGCAACGACCGGATCGGTTCGAAGCTCTGGCAGGTGTTCGTCCGGCCGCGCAACCAGGACACGCTGAACTGGCTGCGCGATGCCGCCACCAAGGCGCTCGGCTGGATGCTGACCGACGGCGTCGCCTCGGCGATCGACGTCGAGCCGTTGTTCATCAACGCCGGCGGGGTCGGCCTGATCATCACCATCACCGCGAACGGCACGCCGACCCGGTTCAGCTACGTCTGGTCACAGGAAGCCTGACCCATGCCATTCCCTCGGCCGACGCTGACCGCGCTGCGCACGCAGGCGATGCAGGACGTGACCGCCTCCGACCTGCCAAACGCGGACGGCTTCCTGCGCCGGTCGGTGCTGCGCGTGCTGGCCTGGGTGCAGGCCGGCCTCGCCAGTCTGCACTACGGCTATCTGGACTGGATTTGCCGGCAGGCGACGCCGTTCACCGCGACCGACGAATACCTGGAAGCCTGGGCAGCGCTGGCGCCGACGCCGGTGCTGCGCGAGGCGCCGACCTATGCGAGCGGACCGGCGACCTGGTTCGGCCTGGTCGGCACACCGCTGCCGGCCGGCACTGTCGTCAACCGCGGCGACCTGGTCCAGTACGCCACCACCGCCGATGCGACGGTCGGGTCGGGCGGCACCGTCACCGTGACCGTGCAGGCGCTGGTCGCGGGATCCGCCGGCAACTGCGACAGCGGCACGCCGCTGACCCTGGCCAGTCCGATCGGCGGCGTCACCGCCGCCGGCGCCGCCTCGGGTCCGATCACCGGCGGCAACGACCTGGAGCAGGACGGACCGCTGAGGACCCGCATGCTGGAGAGCTATGCCGCCCCGCCGCACGGCGGCAATCAGGCCGACTTCGTGACCTGGGCGCTCCAGGTCGCCGGGGTGACGCGCGCCTGGTGCGCGCCCAACCTGGCCGGGCCGGGCACGGTCAGCGTGTTCTTCATGATGGACCAGGCCGAGGCCGCCTATGGCGGCTTCCCGCAGGGCAGCAACGGCGTGGCGGCGGCGGAGACCCGCGACACCGCCGCGACCGGCGACCAGCTGGCGGTGGCGAATGCCATCTATCCGCTGCGGCCGGTGACGATGCTGGTCTATGCCGTCGCGCCGCAGGCGCAGATGCAGGCCTTCACGATCGCCGGCCTTGCCTCGATCTCGACGGCGCAGCAGGCGCAGGTCTCCGCTGCGCTGACCGCGCTGTTCCTGCTGAAGGACAGCCCACTCGCCACCACGTCGATCGAGCAGAGCGACTGCGCCGCCGCCATCTCGGCGATCGGCGGCCTGCCCAGCTTCGCGATCACCTCGCCCTCGTCCTGGCCGATCACGTCGGGCGAGGGCTACCTGTTCACCCTCGGCACCGTGACCTACGCCTGATGCCCACACCGCCCGCCTTCGGCGATGCCGACTTCAGCGAGGCGACGCTTCGCCTCGCGCCACGCGGCCCGATCTGGCGGCGGGATGGCGGCTCGCTGTTCCGCACCACGATGGGCGCCCTGGCCCCGACCTATACCCGCTCAACCGAGGCGGGCGCGCAGGTGCTGGTCGATGCCAGCCCGGCCACGACGCGGAACCTGCTGAACGAATGGGAGGCCTCGCTCGGCCTGCCGGACCCGTGCACCCGCAGCTCGCCAACGCTCGACCAGCGCCGTGCCGCGGTGCGGGCGAAGTTCGGCGCGCGCGGGTCGCTCACGCCGGCCTACTTCGTGGCGCTGGGCGCGGCGCTGGGCCTGACCATCACCATCAAGGAATTCCGGCCCTTCAAGGCCGGTCAGCCCTGCGGCAGGCCGCTCTACGGGCCGGCGTGGGCCTTCGCGTGGCAGGTGAACGCACCGCAGATCACGATCCACCGCTTCAAGGCGGGCGGGTCCTCGGCGGGCGATCCGCTGGCCACCTTCGACAACACCGAACTCGCCTGCCGCATCATGCGCGACGCGCCGGCCGGCACCACGGTGTTCTTCGTCTATTCCTGATCCGGAGACCTCATGCAGCGCATCACCGACCCGACGGCAGTGGGATCGCTGCCGCCGCCGCCCGTGCTGACCGGCACCACCGGGTACTTCGGCGAGGGCAACCCCGGCATCACCGAGGCCACCGACTTGCGCAGCTGGTGGCTGTCCATGGTCCAGGAAGAACTCATGTCGATCCTGACGGCCGCCGGCGTCACTCCGGACACCGGGGCGACGCAGTTCAACCAGGTGCTGCAATCGGTCCGCCGCCTGACGGCCGCCAACGTTACCAGCGTGTCCAGCTCGCCCGGCGCGCCGCTGACGGTCGACGAGGCCGGTTTGATCCTGGTGGACGCCACCGCCGGCAGCATCGCCATGACGCTGCCGGCGGTCGCCGCGGCAAATGGCACGCCGCTGCGCTATACCTTCGCCCGGCTCGACAACACCGCCAACTCGGTCAGCGTCGCGGTGCATAGCGGCGACACTGTCGCGTTGGGATCCGCGCCGATCAGCATCGGTCCCCTGAGCCGTCTCGGTGTAGTGGGCGACGGCGTCTCGCGTTGGGTGCAGGACCTGTCCAGCTCGGCGCAGACCGTCGCCTGGATGTCGCACCTCTGGGCCGACGCGGGCACCGCCAACGCCATGGTGGTCACCCTCAGCCCGACGCCGACCAGCATGACGGCACTGCAAAATGTCCCGTTCACGGTTTCCAAGAGCTCGGCATCGAACACCAGTGGGATCACACTGAACGTCAATGGCCTGGGGGCTACGTCGGTGCTGTATGCCGACGGGTCGGCGTTCACCAGCGGCCAGTGGCCGGCCTATGCCGACGCGGTGGTCGAATTCAACGGCAGCAGCTTCATCGTCCTGAGCAACCCGGCGCCGTCGCTGCTGGCCACGAAGGCGTTCGTGACCGCCGCGATCGCTGCTGTGCCATCCCCGTTCAGCGCCCAATACGATGTAACCGCATCGCGCAGCGCGAACGTCACCTATACAAATACGACCGGCGGCCCAATGGGCGTGGCGATTACGGTCTCGTCTTCTACGAGCAGTAGCTACGCGAATCTGGTCGTGGGTGGCATCACAGTCAGCACATGGGCTGACTCTGTGAATAGCGTAGGGTTTAGCGGGTCAGTCGGTTACATCGTCCCTAATGGGGTTACCTACGGGCTGTCGGGCGGCCCGGCAATTACCAAATGGGTGGAGACGCACTCATGAATTACTATCAGGACACAGTAACGGGTGAGGTCTTCGCGTTTGAGCTGGATGTCTCTGCTGTCGTTACAAGCGGGGTTTATACCTTCAAGGATGCCCGCGGCCGCCCAATAAACTGCCCGGCCACGCTTCAACCGTGCCCAGGGAATATCCCGCCGACAATCAGCTTGCCCGCCCCGACCCTGGCGCAGCAGGCTATTGCCTTGCTGGCCGGTGGCCTGACTATCACCTGCACCAGCGCGCCGGCGGTCAGCGCCACCTATCTCTGCGACACCGACAGCCTGACCCTGATGGGGTTCGTCGTGGACAGCATCAACACCGGGCGCGGCTTCGCGGGCGGCGGCAGCACCATGGACTTTGATGTCGCTGGCGGCCACGTCACCTTCAGCTCCACGACCACCTTCCTCGATGTCGCGCAGGCCGTGCGGGACTTCGTCTATGCCTGCAACCAGGTCATCCGGGGCCGCAGCACCGACCTGCCGGCGAACACCAAGACGATAGCCTGAGCGACGGCACTCCTTCCGCCTGATCCGAGGACACCCCGATGGCCATCAAGCGCACCTATACGGTGACGTTCAGCAACGTCACGGTCTCAGCCGCACAGGACCTGTTCCTGGTCAACGCCGGCTCCGCCATGGCTTTCGAGCTGCACCAGCTCGTCCTCGGCGCCGAGGGCATCGTCACCCCGGCCGAGCTGCGGGTGCAGATCAAGCGGTTGACCGCGACCGTCACCGCGGGATCCGGCGGGGCGGCGGCGAGCCTCAACCCGATGGCCAAGGGCACGTCCGCGGCGAGCGTCAACGCGCGCTGCAACGACACCACGCGGGCCAGTACCACCGGCACCGCGACCATCCTGTTAGCCGACGCCTGGCAGCTGCTGAACGGCTACGTGTTCGCGCCGCCGGCCGATGAGGACCGGCCGCAGTTCACCCTCAACGAGAGCCTGCTGGTCGGCCTGGAGACGGCGCCCGGATCGACCTTTGTCGCCAATGGCTTCGCGGTCATCGCCGAGCTGCTGTGAGTCAGACCGACACGCTGACCAGTCCCGCCGTCACGCTCTGGCGTCCCTCTGTCGGCATCCTGATCCCTGGCATGTCGCTGGGGGTGCAGTGCTGGGGCGCCGGCCAGGCGGGCGCCGGGGCGCTGCCGTTCGAACAGTATGCCGGCGCCGGGGGGTCGTATGCGGCCGCAACCTACGTCGTCACTTCCGGCGATGTCGCCGCCGGCGGCGTGGCGATCGCGATCGGGACTGGCGGGGCCGGTGTCGTCGCCAGCACGACGGGTGCGCCAGGCGGCGACACGAGCTTCGGCGCTTCGGCCGTTGTCGCGCCGGGCGGCGGCAGCGCGACCGTTGCGGTCGGCGCAGTCACTTATCCCGGTGGTTCCGGCGGCACCGCCGGGACGGAAGCCGGCTCGGGTGCGGCCGGGCCGCACGGCGCGGGCAACAACTCGAACTACACCCAGACCGGCGGGTCGGGCGATGCCGGCTACGGCGGCGCTGGCGGCACGTCCGGCAATCCGGGCCAGTCCAGCCCGACCGGCGGCGGGGGCGGCGGTGGCAGTTCGGTCGGCCGCGCTGGCTCCGGCGGCGCTCCCGGCGGCGGCGGTGGCAATGGCTGGTCCACCATCCTGCCCGGCTCCGGCGCCAACGGTCAGATCGTGGTGACCTATACGCCAGTTCCCCTGAGCAAGCCGCGCCGGATCATCGCCTTCCTGCGCCATCCGTATCGCGGGCCGCTTTGCCGGGTTCACACCTGGCGCAAGGTCCTGCCGGCCAACCGGCCGCGCTGGGTGAGCATGCCGCGGGATGTGCGCTGGGTCGCCATGCCGATCGATGGAGTGACCATGTCATCGCCCAGCCTTCTGCCGGATGCGGTGCCGGTCGGCGCCATGGGGGTCACCGACACCAGTGAGCAGATCGGCCTCGACTTCACGGCGGCGATGGCCGCGCGCAACGACACCATCGCCAGCGTCGGTGTCCCGATCATCCAGCGCGACGATGGCGCGGCGCTGACCAGTGCCGACGTCCTGGTGACAGGACAGCAGGTGATCTCCGCCGGTCTCCAGGTGGTGCTCGCCGTCACGGCCCGCGGCAACGCGGCGCTCTACCAGATCGGCGTGCCGCTCACGCTCGCCAGCGGAACGGCGATCACGCGCTGGATCGCGCTCCGCACCCTCTCCGTCCTGGGGTAAACCACATGATGCGTCTGCTTCGCGCCGCGGCCGTCTGGCTGCTGGGGTCGCTCGTGCCGGCCGCGGCGCTCGCCGCGTTGACGCCGGTCACCGGCACACAGTTCTCCATCACCGGCCAGCTCGCCAATGTTGGCAGCTCGAGCACCTCGATCGGCGGCCTGACCACGTCGCCGAACAGCGCGAGCTGGGCGATGCCGCTGGCCGGCGGCGTCGTGCGGATCAAGCTGCTGGGCACCAGCACCGGTGGCACCTCCGGGCCGCAGGTCGGGGTGTGTCCGCTGGGCGGGACGTGCTCTTGCACCAACGCGCCGGACATCCTGCTGCTGGGCGAGACCGGCGAATACAACATCGGCACGGCCCAGGTGACGCCACCGACAGTGATTGCCTGTGGTGGCTCGACCGGTCAGGTGGGGATCGAGGCGCGATGAGCCGCCTGATCATCGGGCTGTTCGCAGCCCTGCTGACCGCGAGCAGCGCGCGCGCGCAGCCGAAAGTGCCGCCGCCGCAGTCGCTGCTGTCGCAGCCGAACAGCTGGTCGGGGCAGCAGACGTTCGCCGGCGGAGCCATGGGTGCGGGCCACTGCGACACGTTCGTCACCTCGGGCACCTGGTACAAGCTGCCAGGGGCCACCCTGGTCAAGTTCTGGGAGCAATCCGCCGGCTCCGGCGGGGGCGCGGGCGCGAACTGCGCACCGGGAAGCTCTTGCGCAGGGGGCGCCGGCGGCGGGGGCGGCTCCTTCATCCAGGGAGATTTCCTCGCTTCCTTGCTGCCCTCCAGCGTCACCGTCTTCGTGGGCGCGGGCGGACTTGGGGGAGCCGGTGCCGGCGTTGCCGGTAACGCGGGGGGCGCCACCTACATGGCCGGTTACAGCCCGTACGCTGGCGGCGCGTCCGGCGCGGCTGCTGGTGGTCCGCTCGCCGCAAACGGTGGCGCGACCGGCGCGATGGGCAGCAGCGGCCTCAATGGCAGCGGCCAGACCGCAGGCGCCGGCGGCGCGTGGAGCGTTCCAGGTACTTCCGGGAGTGGCAACTGCGGCGGTCAAGCCGGCGTGCAAGGCTCGACCGGCGGCGCCGGCGGTGGATCGTCAGCCACAGGGGTTGCAGGTACGGGAGGATGCGGCGTGAGTGGAGGCGCCGCCGGCGGAGGCGGCGGTGGCGGGTTCAATGCGGGGTCTCCGCAATCCGGCGCCGGAGGTGGCCCGACCTACTTCGCTGGGGCGGGGGCCTCGCCACTTTGGCCCGGAGATGGCGCGGGCGGCGGTGGGGCCGGCGGGTCGGCCCATTCGGCCGCAAACGGCGACAACGGCGGCAACGGTGGCTTGCCTGGCGGCGGTGGGGGTGGCGGGGCATCGGCCCTGACCGGCTACACGCCAGGTAATGGCGGCAACGGTGGAAACGGGGAGCTTATGGTATGCCAGTGGTAATCCGGGCCGCGTTCCTGCTCTTGGCCTTCTGCTCCGCCGCCCATGCGGCGCCCGGGACATACGTGGTGCAATGCACCGCGTCCTGCGTCGCGATCGACGGCACGACGCAACCAGCGGGCACGGCGCTGAACCGGATCGTCGCCGACCCGGACACTTTCAACCCAGGCACCGGGCTGACGCTCGTTCCGGATACCGGGCAGGCGATCTACCAGCCGCCTGTCGTCGCGAAGCAAATCGGGGCGCTGGACTTCATCGGGCGCTTCACCACCGCCGAACAGCAGGCCATCCAGAGCGCCGGGCAAAGCAACTGGCAAGTGCAGCTCTGGATGACGCAACTTGCCGCCGCTGGCACCGTGAACGTCACCGATACCCGCGTGACCACGGGCATGGCGCAGCTGGTGACGCTGGGCCTGCTGACCCAGCAGCGGTCCGACCAAATCCTGAACCTCGGCACGAAGTCACCGTAAGCCGAGCACGCCTCATGCGCGGGCAGCGACTGCCTGCGCCGGCGCCGATACCTCAGCAAAGGATGCAGACATGACCTGGCGCTATGTCCAGCGCACCGGCGCGCTGTCGCATGACGGCGTGCCGATCGCCGTCGGCTACTCGGGCCACGGCGACGGTTGCAACAACCCGGACCTGCAGGCGGTGCCGAATGTCGGGCCGATCCCGGCCGGCCGCTACACGATCGGGCCGGCCTTCCACCACCCGCTGTGCGGTCCGGTCTCCATGCGACTGACGCCGGCACCGGACGACGAGATGTTCGGTCGCTCCGGCTTCCTGATCCATGGCGACAACGCCGCACTAAACCACACCGCCAGCGACGGCTGCATCGTGCTGGATCACCCCCGACGCGTGATGATCGCCGCGTCCGACGATCGCGACCTGGTGGTGGTGTCGGAGCCGGACGCGACCTGAATCCGCGCCCGCGCGCGCCGAGGGCTGACATGAACGCAAAGCGCCCACCGGTGCGCCGGCGCGACCCGGCGCAGGATGCGATCGACCAGGCACTGTCCGCGGGCGACGCGGCGGTCCTGCGAGGACTGGCCCAGGCAATTCGGCTGGGCATGCGAGGTCTGCAATGGGTACTACACTCGTTTCTGCAAAGCCTGATCGGGGTGGTGACCGCCATGCTGATCGCACCGCACCTGCTGGCCTGGTTCCGCGCCTGGTGGCGCGGCGCTGGACCATGACGGCGCTGCACAACCTTGGCTGGTTCCTCCTGGTGCTCGCACTCTGGCTCGGCCTGCACGGCTGGTGATGACCGCCGTAGCGGAGAACGGGTAGCGCACCCGTTCTCCGTCTCGATTTGTTCCCCATCCCTCCGCCGCGTGGCGGCCTCTCCGAGGCCGCGGATGGATGCGGTCACCCACGCTCATTCCCAGGAGATCGCAA